GATTTCCATACCAAGCGGCTAGCTTGCATATTAAATCCAACTTAAATTTAACGGCTAAATCTTTCGGAAAAACAACAGTTGTTTCTCGACTTCTAGAATTTTTTACTAGGTCTAAACGGGTCATAGACATGCTCCTTTGTAAAGTTTTTCTTTTTTTAACAAAGGGCTAGCCAGAAAATCACACAAACAGGTAGGATAGGGCTACTGGTTAGTTTTCTGTTTTCTGTTTGTGGTTGGTTTTCTGGTCAACCCAATGTCAATTTTAGGGCCGAAGATCTAAACGTCTTCGGCCCTTTTTTTATTCATTGTCTTCGATTTCTTCCCAAGCGATCATTTCGATTGAGACACCTTCTTTGTTTTCAGCATAGCTTAACAGCCCTTTTTCGTTGAGCTTTCTTAGGCCAGTGCGGAAACTATTTTTATTGTAAAAAGGGATTAGGTCTTCCCATGTCATTTTAATGCGGTTTTCTAGATCTTTTTTTTCCCACAAGAAGCAATATTCCTTAGTGAGGGGATCCATAATTTGCATTAAAAAAGGCTTTGGAGGAAGTATGTTAAAGTCTTGGCGGACCATCATAATTTGTATCTCCGTTTATTTCAAAGCATGCATGCCCTAGCAATGGATTAGGGTCAAGAAGATTTTAAATTAAAAAAGAATGTTGTCAATGAATATCTCCCCCATCACTTCTTGAAGACATAATTCGCCAAGTTTTTATCTCTTCTTTCCTGTATTTTTCAACATCCACACCCTTTAATTCAGGCACCCTCGTGTATTCGACATTTCCTTTTCTTGAGACCTGGCACAGTGATATACCGCCCCCCTTCGTATTTGATTCCCCAGCTAAGAATATTAACTGTTTTCGAATCTCTTCCTCTTCCTTCTCTAATTCTTTTATTGAGTTCGTTAGGTATTGCCATCGTGAAGCACAATCGTTCCATAAAGCATCGTCCCTTTGTATGTAATCTCCTTCCGCTGGTTCGGGAGGTGTTTTGTTAACCAAACATTGATAAAATTTCCACTCTTCAATGAGCATCTTATCAATGTAATCGTCATTTCGGGCAACCTCTACGATTACCCCATCTATGCCATCAAATGAAAAGTAATATACCAACTCTCCGCCAGAAACGTACAGTTGATGTTGAAGCTGAGGATAGTAGTAATCAGGCACTTTACCCTCTAAAGCTATAGCATGAGTAGCAGCGCCAGGACATTTAATTTCTAGCACTTCATTCCAGGCATTTATGCCGTCTAATGAGGCCATACGCCAATTTTTGACAAGAACTTTAGGAATCATCTTTTGGCCTGTTTTAATACAAAATAGCTCCCTAGCTATAGGCTCAAGCTCAGTTCCTCTCTTCATAGCCTCATTCATAACGATATTGTTTTCAGCAGAAATCTTCTCTTTATATAGTTGTAAAGGGGTTTTCCAAGGATTGGATCCCATGACTACTGGGGCATCAGTAGCTGTTATCTTCGTTTTACGAAGGGCCAGCCATTCGGCTGACCCCTGTGTGCAATTAATTTCTGTAGTTACAGCCAGCGGTGACACGCTTCAACCTCCTTTCAAGATATTCGATATGGTTGGACTGCTGCACAACTTTGTGTGCCAAAGCTTTTATTACCATCAAGTCGGGGTTAGGAGACATTTCAAGCCACTCTCCCCATGATTCTCTCACCTCATCTATAATCTCATCCGCTAGCATTTTGCCTCCAATAGTTCAAATTCAGGAGAATTATTGTTGCATTCACGTTGTTTAGCGTGATTAGCCTCCCTATTTTTAATGGCGGCCTCTTTCACGCGATGGAAAATATCAGCAGGCAAATCGGTGAGATTTTCAGTATGATATTGTTTCATGATATGCGCATAGACCCACGCCCTGTATTTTTGATCACATTCGGCTAAGATCATTTCTAAGTCGTACGCCTGTTCCATTGTGATAGTCTGGATATCATTCTTTGAGAAAATGCCCGGCGTGAAGTGGGTATTCTCTTTAGAGAACGGATCTTCGTTATCAAATAACGCCTCCAAGTTGCATTTGCGCTCGTCAAACATGACGCTAATATGTGGTGAAAGCTGCTTATGCGGCAGCGGATTCAGCACATATTCAGTTTCTAATCCCTCACCGGTCTTCATGATCTTTAAATCGTAAAAATACGGTTCGCCCCAATCCGCATCTACACAGAGAGCGTGAAGGCTTTTTCTAATAGATGCTTGCGTAATTTGTAAAATTTGTATTTCCTCGGCCGCGTAATTCCATACAATCATCGCCCAGAAGTGTTTGACGGGCTTTTTTGGATCAATCGACCTTGCAGGCTTTTGATCAAAACGAAACCTTATCGGCTTTTTGTCTTGCCAGTCTTCCCACCCTAAAACGGGCTGTGACAGTATTCTGAACTTGTTTTCGCCCTCTTGAAACTTCATGTACAAATTGGACGTTTTGGGCGCTTGATAGTCTGTGGGCAGGAATTGTATTTTACTCATATTTGGGACCTCGGGTTGATATACTTTTTCTTTAGCGTTGATAAAAACCACCAGCCCCAATACATTTATTGACGCGGTGGTTCCAGATCATTTTTCACAGTCTTGGCGGACTATTCACAAATTTGTATAAGCGGGCCACTGCATCTTCAAAATAGTCTAGTGTATATGTCAAGTCATTTTCCTGAACATCCAGTAAACTTTCTTCGAAAAAATGGGCTATTTCCCGCGCCCTGCGCAGATGGTCGTCCATTTCTTTCAAATGTCTTCTAATATTTTTTACCTCTCTTTTCGCCTCTACAATCTGCATAAAGCCTCTCTTATCCTTAAGTTTTTGATATATTTCTCTAGCTCAATTAAATGCGGTTCAATTTCTTCATATACAATATGTATATCACCTGGCGTTGAGCACATATTTGCAATTTGAGCCCATTTCCTAGCCGATTCTATATGCCCCTCGCAGTAATTTAAACTCGTCTGAAAATTTTCTCTTGTCATATTCTTACCCTTTTTAATGGCTTAAACCTGTTTCCCAACAGCTCGTTCCGCTGCATACATAATCTCCGCAATCATCACATTCGAATTGAGCCGATCGATTAACGATCCTAATCGATTTATTTTCACATAGTTTTTTCAACTCTTGAAACTCCGTTTGTGGCACAAACCAGCATTTTTCGCCGGCATCCCATCGCCCCCCTTTTTTCTTTATAGCATCTTTATGATCATATGTGTTTCCTCGCAATGCAATCATTTTAACCCCTCTTAAATCCCTAGGTTTTTGTAAAAATCAGCGCTGGTTAACGACTTCACGCATTCTTTTGAGTCCGAAAAACTTTCTGAGTATTTCTTCCATTCTGACTCTTGATAGCATTCCATTTTTCTATGATCCATTAAGCATCCCATTATATGAAAATTCACTTTTTTTTCGGACATGTTCACATTTCTAACCACCCGGAACATGTATTTTTTGTCTTGATTCTCTACCGTAACAAATTGTTCGCCCATTCTTTTGATGATCATTTTCTTGCCTTTTTTATTCATACTTATTCTTGTTTCTAGCAATAAACTCCCTACTCAACCCGCTGGATTTGTTGGTCCAGTCACCGGGGAGCTGTTCGTTTATGTGCCTAATATAAAAGATATCGCAATTTAAAGCAAGCTCAAAAATGCGAAAGATGAAATTTTTCGCTCTTGCCTAAAATTCTCAAATATGGTATAAATTTAGACATACCCATAAAAAAGGATAATTATATGAACCTCCGAGTATACCTAGCGACAAAGAATATGAAAATTAATCAATTTTGCAAACTTGTTGACTGCAACTCCAGTTATATTTCTAGCATTATCAATGGCCACCTTCGTCCTGGTAAAAAATTAGCTCGTAACATCGAACGCGTAACCGAAGGACAAGTCACATTTTCTAATGATGATGAAGCCATCGAAAAGATGGAAATGTCCGCTGCCATGTAAATTTTCCTTGAAACCTGACTATGCATGAGCTATAGATTATAAATAAATCTATATTGGTGTGCTATGGCTTTGAAGAAAGAAATTAATTGGGACATGGTTGAGTTGTATGTTAGATCGCATGCGACTCAAATTGAAATAGCGGAAACTTTATGCATTCATCCCAATACTTTAAGCGATAGGGTGAAAGAAAAATATCAGGTAGATTGGTCCACATTTTCCACTGCTTTGCGCAGTGAAGGCAAAATATTGGTTAGAGCACAACAATATCAAAAGGCAATGAAAGGACACTGGGCGGCTTTGCTTTGGCTTGGACAGGTATGGTGTGACCAAAAACTTCCAGAGGCGACTCAATTGCTTGCAGCCAACCAGCCAGCATTAGACCAATCACATCTTATTATGATGTTAAAGAACGAACTTGCCGAGGAGAAAGCGAAAAATGCAGTGGATAAAAGTTGAAGAATCAAAGCCAAAACCTTACTTAGTTGTTTTGGTTACAGATGGTGAATTAGTGGGCCCGGCTTATTTTTGTCATCAATGGCTTGGAATAAATGGTGATGACATATATGGATGGTCTGAAGACTTAAATTTAGAGCATAATATATTTACACCCACTCATTGGATGCCATTACCTACACCGCCCAAGGGTTAAATAATGGAATTAGACGACAGCCTTCAAAAGCCTTTGAATGTTCCTGAAAGTTGGATTCATAGGCCGCCACCAGACAAACCACATTGGCCTACTACTGTCACCAGTCCGAAGCAGGATAAAAGCTTCTGCGAGGCCACCCACCGCTTCAACATATGGGTAGGTGCTGTGCGTAGTGGAAAGACCTATAGCAGCGTTGAACGCTTCATCTACGATTTGAAAAACGGCCCTCCTGGCGATGCTATGATCATCGGCGTTAATCGATCTACCATCCATAGAAATGTCCTTACTCATTTATATAAGCGTCTTGGATTTCCCTGTCCTTCCCCCATGTGTAATAAGACACAACTTTATGGGAGAGATATTTATTTCGTTGGTGCGCCCGATGTCAGTGCCGTCACGACTATACAAGGGTCGACACTGGCTTTGGCTTATGTTGACGAAGCGGTTTGTATTCCTGAAGCTTTTTGGAAGATGCTTGAAACTCGATTAAGTGTTCCTGGAGCTAAATTGCTGGCAACCGCAAATCCTGGAGCCCCTTCACACTGGCTTAAGAAGCAATATATAGACCGAAAAGACATTCATGATCTTGTTTCTTGGGATTTTCACCTAGATGATAACCCTGTTTTGGATGACGCCTATAAGAATGCGATTAAAGCTTCGTTCACAGGTGTTTGGCATAAGAGATTTATTCAAGGTCTTTGGTGTCAGGCAACGGGTGCCATTTATCCTGATTTTGATCATGACAATATCTATTCAAACCCTCTTCCAAATCCCCGATATTATGTTGTCGGCATAGATTATGGCACTACCAATGCAACCGCCGCGGTTCTTTGTGCTATAGATCCCACAA